CTACGGCCAGGTGCGCGCGTACCCTGACCTGATTCAGGAGTCGCTGTTCGAGTACGACAACAACATCAAGAAAGTCACAGAGTGGATGAACTTCGGGCTCGGCCGGTATGACGTCACGTCAGTAAGGTATTCAGAATCGAACCTCGGCGCGCTGGCTGGCGCCTCATACCGCATCTACCAGCCAGGTGAGAACATCCCGCTGATCAACGAGGGGTTCGCTTTTGACGACATAGACGGCCAGGAGTTGCCGGGGCCGAACGAGAGCGGAGACTTCCCAGCAGAAACGGCGACGACAACTACCGATATGGTGTCTGGGGAGTTCATCGCTGGACAGGCAAAGGTGAAAATCAAGCAGAACAGCGATTTCGATTACTTCTATGACCTGTCTAAGCCTCATTCCGTGTCTTTCGTGGTCAATGTCACATACAACACAGTATCAGGCCCAGTAACACGCGATATCACGGTATTTGCCGATCTCTTCAGTGCTACGACAACCGACGATGGCGCCCCAGTTAATCCGCAGCATTTCTACGAGTTCACGTTTGTAAATCTGAGTGGTAACGACATCAGCCAGATCCCCGATGACGCGGTAATCAACACGTCGATATTCACGCTTAACGACAATGAACCGCTGGTAATCGGCCCGTCATTTTCCCCTGTTGAAGGGACACAGCTTTGGGTTCACCTGCAGGCGCAGTTAGGGCATGGCGATTATGCCCGCACCAACGTCACCTTCTACAAAGTCGATGATGATAACAACCAGATCCCGGGTACGTTAGAGAGCTACAACGTCGGGCTAAACAATGACGATGAGAACGCAGATACAAAATATCAGACGTTTAAATTCACACCTGCAGCGGGCAATGGCCGTTACGCGATTTCTTTCATCCGATCGAATAACAGCAACGACCATTCAATCCTCAAGGTCGAAGCCGTTCACATCGTCAGGACGCGCACCAACGTTGTTTACCCGAATGACACGCTCGTAACTGTTACTGTCACTGCGACAGAGCGCGCAACTAGTGCGAGGGAGCGAAAATATAACGCTCTAATCACCCGCCACGTCATCAGTTACAACCTGGCCACACAGACTGTCGATTACACAGAAAGGCCTTCACGTTCGTTTGCTGACGCTGTATTGCATACCTGGCTAAAGATGGGCGGCCAACCAGAGTCGAGCATCGACATCTACGAACTGTACTCTATCGCGGCATCGTTGGCAGATCAGCGCCTGGGCTATTTCGATTATACCTTCGATGACGAAGATATCTCGCTGGGCTCTCGGATTCAGACGATCTGCGATGCGGCCACCGTTACGGCGTTCTGGGATGGAGGGGTGTTGTCTTTCACGCGCGATGAACGGAAGCCAAGTGCAACGACGGTGTTCAACCGCGCCAACATGAAAGCGGAGGATTACAGTCTTTCCTACGACATGACGCTGCCTGGTGGTTTTGATGGGGTGGAGGTCAAGTATCGAAACCCGGTCACGAATAAACAGGCATTCATCCGCTACCGGATCGTAGGCAATGCGATAGAGGAAGGGGAACCGGTAAAGGCGAAGAAATTCGACATGTTGTTTATCCGTAATTCTTTCCAGGCACGGGATCGGGCAATGAAAGAAGTTCACCGGATTCTGTACTCACGGCAAACCATGGCTATCCGCGCGCTGGCCGATGGTGAATGGGTGAACGTCGGGCAGATGGTGCAGGTGGCTGATATCTACGACGCGAACCAGCAGGATGGCTATATCATTGCGCGTAACGGAAACAACTTCGATACCAGCGAACGGATCGAGTGGTCTGGGGATATGTTTGTGGTCGTTACTGATGCGAATGGCACCCCATCAGCGCGTGTTCAGGCATACCCACGCAGCGATACGACATTCGGTTTTACCGCTGCAGTACCAGAAATAAACCTCAATATATTTGACGGCTACAACGTCCAGTCGCCGTCTCGCTACGTCATTGCCTCGCAGGTAGAGATGGACGCGACCAAATGGACGATCACTGAAAAAAAACCGAATGGCGACGGGACAACCTCGTTAACCATGTCTGAATACAACGATGAAATGTATAATTACGAGGTAACTGATTAAATGGCTACAACACCAACTACGAATCCAGTACCTAGTGAAGCAATACCGGATTTAAAATTTAACGCTGGAAAAGTTGATCAGATAGTTAACTCAGATGATGAGTTTTACTATGACCGGCTGGGAGTTAAACGTTATACGATACAGGGAGCTATCAACAATATATCTCTTCTTGGTAAACCCTATGCTACGTTGGACTTGGCTAAGGCTGATATTGCGGCCGGGGTGATAAAAAACAATGTTGTTTTTAGTGTATTATCTGATATTGATGATAATTTAATTGACCTATATGTTAATAACGAAGGTATTCCTAATTACACTGGTAAATCTGAGATTGCAGCGAGCTATGTCGAGCGACTGGCAGCATCAATAGAGCTGCTGAAACAGTTCATTCCACAAGAACAAGGTAATAGGCTCAGCGGATATCTATTTATGTTTACTGATGTGACCGGGGAAAAAGGTCTTATAGGAATGAATGAGGACGGTGGTCTTGAAGTTGCTGGTATTCAGGGGGCAATTCAGGACTACTTATCAAATCTGGTTACATCTTCCTTTGCTGGTAAAATTTCTGGTTATCAGGTGGTCATCTTTGCCCAGGATTTAAAGACGGTTATGTTGGCCATTGATGATGACGGTGGGCTGTGGTTGCCTGGAATGAGTGAGGCTGTACAAGATGCGATTGGCTCAGTCGGCCCAGCATTAGTGCGTCCATACAATGGATGGAATGCGCTGTTTGCAAACAAGGATTCACAAACACCTCTATGGAGTCGTCAGCCTGTAATTTCTGCCACGCCAGTAACCAAAAATGGCGTGTCATTTGTATATGAGGAAAATGGCATACTGAAATCTGGACTGATGCCAACTAAATGGCCGGCAAATGAGGTGTACGGGCCGCCATGTGAATTGTCACCCATTGCGCGCGAGGTTCATGCATACTTTGGGAGAGGCCAATCTCTTCGTGTCGGCGGTGGGAATCGGATCTCGACGCTGAACCCTTTATTTAAAGGGCGGCTATTCATGTTCTCAGGAGCCGGCCAGGACAGGGGGGCAGGAGTGCCAACAGATGGCCCAGTATCGGATTCGACGTTAGCTGGATTTACTGATGCCCAGCCATTGGCATCACGTCAGAGCTGCCAGACGCCTGCTCTTTACCGCATTGCTAAACGACATATTGATCGCGGAGTAGATCCTGTCGATATCCCGTCAATGTTTACTCGTATGGACGCGCGTTCTGGAACCGGTTACGCCGGTCTTAAGAAGGGGACGCAGCCTTACATCGATGGGATTACGTCTTGCCAAGCATTTGCGGATCGTGTCCGCGCTGTCGGAAAAATCCCCGTCATCAAATGCATCGGCATAACACACGGCGAAGATGATGCGGGAAGCGGAACAGTCACTAAATTCGGCGACTACAAAGCCATGCTTGAAGAGTGGGTTAATGACTCAAATGCGGATCTGATGCCTATTACAGGGCAGACAACGCCTATTATTTGGGATGTTGACCAAATGGGGGGCTGGATCAGAACTGTATGGCCACCGACCGGCCGCACGGTTTATGGCGATATCGTATCAATCGATCAGTGGGAATTTTCATTGTCTCGTTCTGATGTAATTATGTCGTGTCCGAAATTCCCATTGAACAGGATGTTCCCGTCAGATTTCCAGCATCTAACCAACGTTGGCTATGCAGTTCTTGGTGAATACCAAGGCCAGGCTGAGGATGCAATGATCTATGACACATCAAGAACGATGAAATGGAAGCCTGTACAACCTGAACAAATAATTAAAGTAAATGAAACGACATTTGATATTATTTTTCATTCGCCATTTGGCGGCGCATTGCGTTTCAATACCTCTATTGGTAGCGCACCTAATAGCGGCATTGATTTAGGCCTGGCATCAGCCAATGTATTATCAGTTACTCAAGTTGGTGATATTAAGTTCAGGGTTGTCACTGACGCCCCTCCGGTAGCGGGGGATTGGTTCAGGTTTGGTTTTAACGCAAATGACCCCAAGACGATTAATGGTGTAACTTTCATTCATCCTCTTGTTAATATTAGTGATGACTCTCAAATATCAAGTGAATACGTATCAGGACTAAAGCTTGTAAACTGGTGCGTCGGGTCTCGAATTTTCATTCCTGCATAAAAAGGAAAACGTATGACTAGTTTGGCTTTCAATACATTAAAACCCTATACAGGTTCTCGGGCCCCAATTGATTTGTCTGGTGCATATCTTGATGCAACTGCTTTATTCAATGCGCACAAAGCGCGAGTAACAGCCGACGGCGGTATTATTCTTAACGAAGCATCGTGCAAGTCTGAGATTGAGTTCATTATCAATCTCGGGTTGTGGGATGTAATGGCGTCAGTGGCTGCACCTGAGTGGGGGATTAAACGTGATAGCTCAGGTAATATTTTGAAAATGTATGGCCTGGGAAAGACGCCAGACTATACATCTACCCAGGTTGGCACAGCTATTCATCCTGTGACGCTCGACACTAGCAAAGAAATTCCGATGGCCGTAATCCGCCTTGACGGCGGTGGCAGTCAGCTCGTTAGTGGATCTATGACACTACAGGCTGCTGCGTCGCTGCCTTATATCGTGTCAGTCAGGGGATTGGATTACGACATAACTGATAACCAGGGGATCGCGCTTCGTTTCAATGGTCCGAGCTGGCCGCATTTTTACTATTGGTGCGTAAGCCGAAACGATCAAAAATTCCAGTGGTTCTATTCCTGCGACCGGTTTAATCCGCCAACTGGTGCCGGCGGCGCCAGCGCTAGCAAAGCATGGGATGGTACAGTTGGTAAATCAGCCGCATTGGTCAGTAGTTCTGAGGGACAGCTTCGCGCATATGACAACGGCTCAATATTTGCGACTTCATCTAGCTACCCTCCGCCGAATATTGCAGGGATCGGCGGAACCGTAACTCTGGGAACGCGATATGCAGGGGAGCAGAGCCAAGCAGCTGCAGCATACGGTGGCATCGGCCGTATTCGAATTATCTCGAGCGGAAACGACACGGCAGCAGCTCAGATTTCAGCGCGCGCGTAGTGTAATACCTGCCGGGAGGGATCCCGGCCATTCATCAAAACTATCTTTCTTTACCGATCAATACCCTACCTTTCTAACAAAAATCCGAACTTCCCCCCGTCAAAATCTTGCGCATATACTGTATAAAAACACAGTAAAAGGCAACATTATGACTTTCTTTTATCCAACACCAAACCCAACCAAGCTCAAAATCCCGCTGTTCGCTGACAAGGTGCCGGCGGGGTTTCCCAGTCCTGCAGCAGATTACGTCAGTTCGCGCATCGATCTGAACGAGTACTGCATCAGCCATCCCAATGCGACCTATTTTCTCTATGCGACAGGTGATTCCATGCTTGAGGCTGGGATCACTGAGGGCTCTATGCTTGTTGTTGACCGCAGCATCAGCCCAGCCCATGGAGATATTGTTATTGCCAGCATAGCCGGCGAGTTCACCGTGAAGCGCCTCTGTTTGCATCCTCGCGCGCAGTTGGAACCCATGAACCCGAAGTATGAGCCGATCCTGCTTCATGATGGCGGTGACGATCTGGAGGTGATGGGCGTTGTTGTGTCTTCGATAACGAGGCTCAAGTGATGTACGCACTTGCTGATGTGAACAGCTTCTACGCGAGCTGCGAAACGTTGTGGCGCCCAGATCTGCGAGGGCGTCCTGTCGTCGTTCTGTCGAATAATGACGGATGCGTTGTAGCCAGGAGCAAGGAAGCGAAGGCGTTAGGGTTAAAGATGGGAGAACCATATTTCAAAATTAAGCGGGAATTTGAGCGCGTGGGGGGCATCGCGTTCAGCAGCAACTATGAGCTATACGCCGACATGTCTCAGCGTGTGATGGCTGTTTTAGAAGAGATGGCGCCACGCGTAGAAGTGTATTCAATTGACGAAAGTTTTCTTGATCTGACTGGAGTTCGTAACTGCATTGATCTGGATACTTTCGGCCGTCAGGTGCGGGCCAAGGTACTGCGCAATACTGGGCTAACTGTAGGCGTTGGAATTGCCCAAACCAAGACGTTAGCCAAGCTGGCAAACTTCGCGGCGAAGAAGTGGGACAAGACTGGCGGAGTAGTAGATCTGTCCAATGAAGGGCGACAGCGCAAATTGATGGGCCTCGTGCCGGTCGATGAGGTCTGGGGTATCGGACGCCGAATATCGAAAAAGCTCAACATGATGGGAATAGAAACGGCACTACAGCTGGCCGATGCAAGCACAGCGATGATCCGCAAGCATTTCAGCGTTGTTATTGAGCGAACGGTGCGTGAGCTACGTGGTCAGCCTTGTCTCGAGCTGGAGGAGTTTGCGCCGACAAAACAACAAATCATCTGCAGCCGCAGCTTCGGT